TAAGGAAGCTAAAGGAATTATAAATCCAAAAGCTCCATTTACGATAGCAAGACAATTGCTAGAGTCTATGGGTATTGACAACTGGGTAGACTTTCTTGTTGACCCCGATACACCACAAGGGCAACAACAGGCTCAAGCTGCAATGCAAGAGGCCCAACAAGAGCAAGAACAAGTCGGTAAAGAAGAGCAAATGGAGCAACAGAAAATACTCCTTACTCTTCAGAAACAAATGGCGGATATTCAGAAGAAACAGGCCGATATGGAATTAGATAGAGAGAAGTTCGAGTACCAGAAAACTAAAGATGCTGCTGAAATGCAGATGGAACTTGCGCTTGGAGAGCCAACTAAAATTGGTTAGATTTAATAGGAGGATAGAATGGATGCAGTTGAACTAGGACAGCACGCAAAACTTATTATAGAAAATAAGGCTTTTGATGAGATGTTTAATATAGTTCGGGTTAACTACCAAAATATGTGGGCAAGTACAAAACCACAGGAAGGGGAACTACGAGAAAGATTGTATAATACAATAGTAGGTCTCACTGATGTTAAGAAACAAATAGAGTCTGTCGCCACTTTAGGTGACAATGTTGCGTTTAATAAGGAAAAGGAGGAATCCAGTGACAAGTGAAGAAAGAAGTATACTAGAAAAGGACCTTGAAATCTACAAGATACAAGAGGATAATATAATGAGAGACATTAGACCTTCCCGTGGAGGTTTCATGGTTAGACAACTAGTAGAACAACTAAATGCCCTACAAATGGTTATTGACCGTTTAGAGGGGAAACTTAAAACAGCTAAGGTTACGACCAAGGCTAAGAAATAAAAAAATTAATCTTGGAGGATTGATAAAATGCCAAAAGAAACTACCCAACCGGATGTGAACGAAGGTTTATCTGAAGATGAAATGTTAGGTGCCCTTGCGGATGGCTTTTTCGAGGAAGAAGACCTACCCCAGCAAGACGTGGATGACACAGAGGAAACTACAGAGGAAAGTGACGATGCCGAAGTAGACGAGACTGAAAAACTAGAGGGAGATGAGCAGGAAGAAGAAGCAGAAGAATCAGAGGATGATGGTGAAGACCTACCTGAGACCGATTCAGAGGATACCGAGGAATTAGATTTAGATTATATAGTACCTGTCAAAATTGACGGGGAAGAATCTGAAGTCTCTATGAAGGAATTAATCCGTGGCTATCAGACAGCAGCTCACGCCAATAAAAAGTCCATAGATGCAAGTCAACAGCTAAAAGTAGCTCAAGCACTAGCACAGGAAACAACTGCCCTTAAAGAGCAAAATGCTAAACTCCTTAGCATTGCCGTAGATGCTGACGAAAGACAGCTAGCGGCATATGACAGGAAGATTCAACAGCTAATTGCCGAAGATGAAATGTACGAATTGCCTAAATGGCAAGAAGCACGCAGAGTCAAGGCAAAAGAGATTGCAGATTCTAAGTCTGAAGCTTCTAATCTTGAAAGACAAGCAATAGAAGAACAAGAAAATACTTATAATGCCAATCTACAAGCTTATAAAGAACAAGCAGTGGAGAAACTAAATAGTACATTACCGGGATGGGAAAACACCTATGATGATGTTGTCAACTGGGCTGTAAGAGACCTAGGACTTCCCGATTTTGCTGATGTAGTTGATCCTGATGTAATCGCACTAATGTATGATTACAAAACTCTTAAGGACGGTAAAAAATCTGCCGTTAATAAACGTAAGAAAGCTCCTGTTAAAAGTGTCAAGGCTACCAAATCTGTTAACAAAAAAGCAAAGGTGAAAGAAAAAGCTGATAAACTTCGAGAGAAGGTACTAAAAGGTGGAGCTACCGAAAATCAACAGGATGAATTTCTGGGGACTATGGTAGATACCATGTTGCAGTAATACTTTTTCTTTTCTAATTTAATATTTTGAAAATGGAGAAATTGTAATATGGCAATTTTTAAATCCGAGGATACGAAAGGTAAAAGAGAAGACCTCGCATCCTTTATATCGATGATAACGAGGGACGAAACTCCCTTTTTATCATCTATTGGTTCTAAGAAGGCAACTTCTGTGTTCCATGAGTGGCAAACTGATGAACTAACAGCACCAGCAGCAAATGCTAAAGCTGAAGGTCTCGATTACTCTGCCGCAGATACCCCAGTATCAACAACTAGGTTAGGAAACTATTCTCAAATCCTTGTCAAAGAGATTAAGATCTCAAAGACTTTGGATTCAGTTTCTAAAGCAGGCCGTAATTCTGAATTTGCTTATCAAATGAAGAAGAAAGGTACTGAGTTAAAACGTGACCTAGAGCATGCTCTAGTTGGTACTAGACAAATCACTACCGGTTCAGGAGTGGCTGATGCAGTTCCTGATAATACTGGTCGTCAGCTTGGTGGAGTCCAATCTTGGATTCCTAAGGACCACAACTGGGATGCCTCCGCAGGTACTCCAGCGTTCCAAGCTGCAGCCGGTGGCGATGGTGCAACTGCTCACACAGCAGGTACAGCTGGTACTCACGTACTAGCTCTATCAGATGTTGATGAAGTAATGCAGAAAGTTTACGAAGAAGGTGGAAAGGCAACAGTACTAATGATGTCTCCAAGCAATAAGCGTTCTTTCTCATCTCTAGCTCAAGCAGCTACTAATGTTAGACGTAATATTGACGAACTAGGTTCACTTAGACAATCTGTTGAACTTTACGAGTCAGACTTCGGTATAGTAAAAGTAATTCCTAACTACATTCAGGGTCTAGCCAGTGGCTTAGATATTTCTGTTGGAGTTGGTGGTGCTACTGACGTGATAGTCTATGACCCATCTTGGTGGGCTATGGCTACTTTGCGTGCTCTTCATACTACAGATGTAGGTCAGAAAGGTGACTCTACAGTAGGTATGATAGTTGAAGAAACTACGCTTGAGTGTCGCAATCCGTCTGGAAATGGATTAATTTCTGGACTAGGGGTATTAGTTGCCTAATTAATTAGGACCTAAATACCATTTAGGGGGTCCTCTATGGATCCCCTTTTTTTTATTCAAGTGGGGAAATGATGGAATTTATCAAATATAACTATGGACTTAATCGTGGATATAAAGCTGAACAGGATGTAAGCGATTATCTAGATTATGCAAAAAAATCTAGGGCTATAAGCAGAGATACATTCGCTGATAATAAAACAAATTATCGTAGTTTAGCAATAGTTCCTGATATAGTTTCCGTAGATATATTTAATAAATTTGGAATAGATATTCACTCGCCCGATAATGATAAAGAACTGCTATCTAAGGTAGCAAATATAATAAAAACACACTATCCTAACTTATTGACGAGTAATATAGTTAGCAGTGTAATTAGGAGATAATATGGCATCAATACAAGACCAAGTTACTTTGAGAACTGGTGTAGCCGATTGGTTGAATAGATCAGATTTGACAGATGCTCAAATAGATGATTTTATATCTATAGGTGAGGCGAGGATATATGATGAGTTAAGAGTGCCAACTTTAGAGACTTTAAACGGTTTCTCAGTTGTAGCTGCAAATTCAAGTATAACAATCCCATCAGGATTTCTGGAAGTTATAGAATTAAAATATGTTCAAAGCGGAACTTGTTCTGTAGCACCATCAACTAATACAACTCGTGCTTTATGTGAAGCTGCTTCAGGAACTTGGACAGACTCTGACAAAGATGATGATATTGTACTAAAAAGAATAGATTCTAGAGCATTTAACAATAATAAAGTTAAAAATGCTTATACTAGAGAGTTGGGTAATTTCCTTTTAACTGATAAAAATGGGGAACAAAGTGCTGCAGGAGAATATACTTTAAAATTCTATAAAGCAGATGATGCTATAGGCACTTACTCCTCTACTGCAACAACAGCAGGTTCTTTTGTTGTTGGAAAATATTATACTATTCTTACTGTAGGCAATACTAGTTTTACAGGAATAGGAGCTTCAGCCAATACAGTTGGTGTTATATTTAAAGCAACTGGTGTTGGCTCAGGAACTGGAACAGCATATATAGAAACCATACCTTGGATTTTAGGGACAGAATTTGAATCAATTCTTTACGCTGCATGTGCAGTAGGGTCCACTTTTTTAGGGGATGTGGAGATGGAACAGAAATTTAATGAATTGACTAACAACAAGATTAATGCATTAAATCAAAAAGAACTTAGAGCCAGTATGAAAGGTGGTTCGTTTTCTGCACAATTTAGCACACCGTTATTATAGGAGAGATTATGCCAAGAAATACATTTTATGATGGGGCTGCAGGAGATAGTGTTACAATTGATACTCGTGTTGCACAGGCTTCAACATCAGCAACTGCAGCAGCAGCAAGTGAAACAGCAGCAGCAGTAAGTGAAACAGCAGCAGCAGCTTCATATGACTCCTTTGACGACAGATATTTAGGAGCTAAAGCATCTGCACCAACTGTAGATAACGATGGGGATGCTTTAGTAGACGGTGCTCTATATTGGGATACATCTTCCGATCAAATGTTTTCTTGGGAT